ACCGCAAGCGGGAGCCGGATCCGCTTACCGACACTTCCCGCGAAAATCTCAATGGACACGAGCGCGGGATTTCTGTCCTTCGATGTCATGGGACAAGGCGAAATGATTTTGCCGGGTGGAACCGACCTAATCTCCATATCATGGGATTCGGTGTTTTACGGAGCCGCCAGGAAAAATTATCCGTCTGCACTCATGCGGGAGTGGCAGGATCCCGAAACCCTCCGCGCCCTGTTTATCAAATGGAGAGCAAACCACCAGCGGCTTCAGATTAACGTCACAGAAACCGCCATTAATTACGATGTCTATATTTCTTCATTCCGTCCTGCCAATTCCGGCGCGTTTGGCGATATCAGCTACAGCATTGAGTTCAAGGAGGCGCTAAATCCTACGATTGGCGTCCTGTATCTCACGTCTGCCGGCGCGATACCCAAGGATCTGGTTGCAAGCGGAACCAGCTTTACCTGTGACACTCATACGACTGTGAAAATCGCTCCTGGCGGGAAATATACGGCGCTTGTCTACTGTTCGGCCGGCCGGCCGAACGTCGTCGCCGGCACAGGCGGCGTGGTGGATATCTCCCTCACAAAGCGGAACGGGAGCAGCTGGTATTATAGCTGCAACGCGAAAGGCGGCTTAGGGACATGCACGGGCGTGTATATCAACGGCAGCGCAAAGCCGGTTTTTCTGTGCCTGATTGATATTCACGGCTTCGGAGCAAAAAGCCAGGCGGCCGCTGTGTCAGCGAAAAAAACGTATACCATTACGGCATCCGACACCCTGTGGAGCATCGCCGTAAAAATGTACCGCGACGGGAGCAAATGGACGTCGTTATATAGCGCAAATAAATCGACAATCGAGGCAGCGGCGAAGAAACACGGCCGAAGCAGCTCTCAGAACGGCAAATATGTCTATCCGGGAGAGAAGCTGATAGTCCCATGAGAAGGGAGGCGACGCATGGCCATGTTACCCGCTTCATTCACCCTGTGGTGCGATAAGGGAGGAAAACGGTATCAGATGCGGGGTGCCTGCTCAAAGTGCATCCTGGAAGAACAGGATGGGCAACTGGCGGAATCTCTTTCCATAGAGCTCGCGAATATGCGGGCGGCTGGCACATATATCGGCTCCGCCATCGACCCCGGCGACATCCTCCACCTATCCTGTGACGACGGTGATCGGAAAGGCGAACTGTTCCACGGCCCGATATGGACGCAGGAATACCGGCATGACTCGCAATCTCTGGCAATTACCTGCTATGATCCGCTGATCTACATGCAAAACAGCCAAGACGCTCTCTTCTTTCCAGCCGGCAAAACCACACAGAGCATTTTTCAGACGATTTGTTCCCGGTGGAAAATCCCTCTGCATTACACCTATACCAGCATTTCGCACGGAAAAAAAGCATGGATGGGGAATCAAATATCGGATATGTTTCTCGAACTGCTCAAAGAAACAAAGAAGAAAACCGGAAAAGCGTATCGAATGCGATATGAAAATAATGCGATCGATGTTGCCTATCGCGGCAATAATTCCATAATTTACAAACTGTGTTCATACGAAAATGCCACCGCCGCCTCTTTCGGCCGGTCAATGGAGAATGTCGTCACCCGGGTGTTGATTACCGGGAAAGAAGATAAAAATGGTAACGCTCCGGTGGAAGCCACGCTGGACGGCCAATACGGTTACCGATATGGGACGCTCCAGAAAGTCCAGTCGCGTGACTCGAACACCACATTGGCGGCAGCCAAAGCCACAGCGACACAGCTGCTGTGGGATAACCGTCTTCCCAAACAGACGTTTATGGTGGATGCTGTCGATTGCCCGTTCCTGCGTAAGGGCGACCTGATCTACAACTACACCGGCGCGAATGGGGGACAGGTCAAGGTCGTGGTCGCTTCCGTGACACACGACCTGATTAAAAATACGATGTCTTTGGAGCTTGAAACATGAACGACGAGAAAAACGGAATCACCAGATTAGGCAGAGTGCTGGAGTCGAGGTCACATAAGGTGGCCGCGTTCCACAACCAAAATCACGATTTTTTAGGGACAATCGTTTCGGACGGCTTGAAGCTGGACGTATACCCAGCCGTTATTCCTCACGGATCCTATCTGGTTTGCCGTTCGCTGTGCCAGCCGACAGACAAATGGACAGTGGTTGCAAGCAATTCCGAGCCCGTTAAGCTGCCGGAAACGCTGCGGCCGCTGCAGATCGGCGACCGCGTTTTGGTCGTCATGACTGGAAGTAAGGAGAGTCCGGAGGTCGTCGTGGTGGACATTGTGGAGGAGGGATAGCATGCC